GATGCCAAGCCTGTAGCCAGACGAAACGAGAGTATCGGAAGGCTAAGGGCAAGGCTAGGATTAGTCAGACCATGACCGACGAGACGAGCCACTTACCGCGTGGAGTATGGAGAACTACATGGAACCAAGCAATAGCCAAGTCAGGAATTGGCTGGACTCCTAGAACTCACGACCTTCGGCACGCTAACGCTACCCAGTTACTAAAAAATGGGGTAGATGTGCACGAGGTCAAAGAGCGATTAGGTCACCAGTCAATTAAAACGACGGAAAGGTATTTACACCGACTCCGTCACCAGCAGTCAACGGCAGGAGAACTCGCCAATGACTTTATGGAGTGATGAAACTATGAAAGCAATATCAAAAGTAAGAGTGATACTGGGGTCAATCTCAGCATCAGCAGTAGTACTAGGAGCCATGATCGGGCTATCAGCCCCAGCCGTAGCCCCTAGTAAGGCAGAAGCCCAAATGCTCGTGCTAAAGAAGTATCAGAACTATGCCAAGTTTCAACCAACGGAACTTGTCACGATGCTTCAAGCCGTAGGCTTTACAGGTCAATCCTTGAAGTATGCATGGGCGGTAGCCATGAAAGAATCACATGGAAATGCGCTTGATTACAACGGAAATGTCCATACTGGAGACAACTCGTATGGCTTATTCCAGATCAATATGCTTGGCTCGATGGGCGCAGATCGACGAGCCTATTACGGTTTAGCGTACAACGCTCAACTGCTAAATCCTGTGACCAATGCACAGATTGCTTATCAAATGAGCAATGCTGGCAGAAATTGGAGTGCATGGAAGGGCACAAGGCAGAAGGTCGTACAAGACTGGTTAGCCATGTATCCATACAAGGCACACATTCAGGCACATAAAGCAAAGGTGGCTGTTAAGACTGTAGGTCATCAGACCAAAGCAGTACGAAAGACAAAGCCTAAGCAGAAGTAATAGCAGAAGCACGAGAGCCCCTCGAAAGAGGGGCATCTCATAGATATGGAGCATAAGATGCCAAATATGGGCGAGAATAAGTATCACGATTGGAAGAAGAAGCGCCAAGATACAGAGCGCAAAATTAAAGGCACATGGGTGCAAGATGAGTTGCCGTACAACCCAAAACCACACCAATATTCAAAAGAAGATTTCTATAGCCAAGTATCAAAAGCCAATAGCCTTACCAAGAGCGAGTTCGAAGAATTATTCTGGAAGCATTTAGTCAAGGTAGGTTGGAGATTAGATGGTGAATATGTTGTTCTATTATGCGAACGCTGTGATGCATCATTGTTCTCAATCAAAATATCTACAATAAATCAAACAGAGATGACACTGATTTCATACTTAAAAAAGCCAACCAATCACATTAAGCAGCATGAAAAATGGTGTTTAACAGAGGAGAGAAAAGATGAGTCAGTGTAAGGGCAAGCGTGTCTATAGAACAGAAGCAGATGCACGACGAGTGCTCTATGTAGCATGGAGAAACGCAATATCACAAGGTAAGAATCGTGATCTGCCGTGTCGCGCCTACTCGTGCAAGTTCTGCCATAAGTGGCATTTGACTAGCAAGCCTGATTGGAAGTTAACGGGCGTACCAAAGCAAGAAGCCCCACCAAAAGGCAGGGCTTCCTAGTCTTTACTTTTTACTGATTGTCTTTGATCAACTTCACTTCACAGGCATCGGTAGTGCAGTAAGCCTCACCAATAGCATCAGCAGCCATACCAGCATAGACACCAGCAAGATCGATAGGGAACAACTTCATCGTTCCTTCATTCTCATACTCTTCCTCAGTGATCTGGGTGTAAGGCATCTGCTCGTATGAGCCATTGTCCATAGGCAGGAATGAGACAGTCTTTAGTTGTCCATCGTACATATGCAAAGCCGTACCAATAGCCGAAGCCTCTGTATTTGGATCAAATGAGACTGTTACTGAAACAGAGTTATCTGACCAATATCTTTGGGCGGTTGCAGCAAGTGCCATTTTCTCGTAGATCGATACATCCTGTTCGCTACGACGAGCATTGCTCTTGATTGGGAAGTAGACGACAGATGTTGATGTTGGGTCTGATGCAGCAGGCTCTACTCGGTAGTTAGCCAATTTAAAGAGAGGCAACATTGGATCAGAGTTAGCAAAACGAATGGTGCGGTAAAAGTATTGACCACCAACAGTCCAGTGAACTCCTGGGCTTTCACCAGCAAGGATTGAGACTGTTCCTGATGGCTTGATAGTTGTGGTCTTGATTGACTCACGAATACCTAGCCATTCAGAGTAGGTCTTATCGTAACTCTGGATTACTTTGTAACCTTCATCCATCCATGTACGAAGTTCTGACCAACCATTGTTGTCAGCGAAGTTAGCAACACCAGACATCGATGTACCGATACGGCGATTGCGCTGCATGATGGCGTTCGTTTCTTGCCAGTGTGTTGGAAGAAGAGTTACAGTCTTTGCATAGAGGTACGCAAACTTAAGTGTGCGCTTGTAATCCTCAATGTCTGTATGTCGGTTTAAGTAGGTCTCAACCAAAGTACAGCACTCGTATGATTCAAGAGACTGCTCAGCACAAGGGTTATAGCCAGAGATACGCCAGTCCTTGTTGTTCTCTGGATCTGCTAGACGACCATATTTGCGAGATACATCCATCCAGATAACTCCAGGCTCACCATTACGGGCGATACCCTCAATGGCTGGAGTTAAATCCTGACCAACAGATACTTCGACGCTGTTGTTGGACATCCATCCCCAACCAGAATCTTTACCTGTTGGGTCATAGAAGTTACGCTCTGGATAGACTTCATAGTTTTTAAGATTAAGGAAGTCCTTGTCATCAAGACGACCCATCAATAGTTCTGCTGAACGACGAACGTTTCCAGAGACAACACAGACACCAATCATGTTTCCGATGTCAGCGATGTCACGGCGAGTAAGTAACTCACCAGCACGGCCCGCAAACATCTTGATGATCAATGTATGAAGTCTGATTAGTGGGTCTGGACCTGCTGCGGTTCCACCAAAGATCTTGATGGGTTCTCCTGCTGGTCGGATGACCGAGTAATCAAAGACAGGCTTCTTCGTATCTGGCTTAAGGTAACTATTGAGGAGGGCAGCGGTTGATTCGACCCATCCCTCTCGTGTGTCTGGGATGACATAAGCGGTACTGTCTTCTTCTGGCGCATAGATCTTGAACTCCTTGTCTGCTCCTTTGTCATCGAACCCAACGCCCACACCGAGCATTGATGCTTCCATGAGAAATGCGAATGGCTTTGCTGGGTCTGTCTTGGTCATTGAACCTGTTGATACGAAGGCACAATTCTGTAGTGCTGCTGAGTTGCGTTGCTCGTTGACGAGCGGTGTACCCATGACCCACAAGCCACGTCCTGGTGGTGTCCACTTGAGGTTCCACAGGCGGTCGAATGCTTCCTTGGCAGAGGATGCAGCCTTGGCATCAGACCATGGAAGACGCTGGCTCTTGGCGTGGTCTTTCTGGAGTGAGTACATGCCGTTGATGACTCGCTCGCAAACATCGACCCATGTCTCTTTCGTACCATCTGCCTTTTTACGGGAATAGGTGCGTAAGAATGTGATCTCTCCTACCGAGTTTCCTGCTGCATCTTGGTATCCAAATGGAGCCTTCTTTGCCTTGTACGGAGCAACAAAGTCGTCAGCCAACTTGAATGAAAATAATGACATTGATATACCCTATTTCTCTACTTGATGAAATACCCTACTTATTTTGAGTACCCTATTGTGAGGTAACGAAACCTATCACGCACCTGTTAAGAAGCAAGTTTGACAAGTGCTGGGACAAAAGGGTAAACGACTACCCAGTTTCAATCTAATAATTGACTGTTATCAGATACTACTAATCTTCAATAGATTGCTGAATGATCTTAGTGACTGACTCTTCCTTGAGTGTCTCTGGCAACTCTTTCAGTGCTTGGGCGCGATCTCCGAAGATTGCAGAGAGTACACCACCCGAAGATTGACGGCTTGCCGTGATTTGGATGAACTCTTTATTCTGATCCATCTCGTTGACATTGCCCACTAACTTGAGCAAGCGATCGATCTCTTGCGAGAGATTTGGATCTGCGTAACCACCGTTCATTTCCTCTGCAAAGCGCATAAAAGCCACTCTTTGCCCCTGCATTTCGATAATTGCAGTGAGTAACGCCTTGAGTTGATCTTTGGTTTTTACCTCAACAGGCAGGTTAAATGCGCACTGATTCTGTGGCTTGAAGGCTGGGCAGTTGCTTGCAACGAAGCAGGTATCGCACTGACGAAGGCTTGCCTGTTGCGTGTGAACGACAGGAACATCCTTAAGGACATCCTTGCCGTCATCGCCTCTCTCTACGATTGTCTTAGTCTTGAAGCCAAACACTGGGAGATTTTGCATCTCTTCTGGGGCGCGTTCTACGACTTCTGCACGCTCCACTTTCCTCCCTTCTGCACCACTGTTATCAGAAGGGTCACCCCCTAATTCCATCATTAGCCCCGTATACAGGTCATCGCTGTTATCAGATACTATGTCCTTTTTACCCCCATCAATGATGTGGAAGTTAGGCGGTTTCTTCTCCATAGCGGACTCCATCTGTAGGTATGACCAGACTGCAACTCTAGTCGATTCGAGGGTACTATCTTTAACAAACTCAGAATAGTCTAGCCCAGCACGCTCGACAACCGTCTTATAACGGATGCGTGCTTGGTCTTTCATGCGCTTGGGGTATCGCTTGATCTGCTTGCCATCCCAGACGATCGTCTCGCCTCTGCGCATCGGTGATAGCCATGACAATGTGCTCGCTGAGCCAAATGGTATCTGCCTTAGGTTGTCTGGCTTGGCACATCCGAGGGCGTGAAAGGTGGTTCCTGTCTGGCGTGCAAGACCACGAGTCACTCCCGATAGATTGGTGACAGCCTCTATCGCGGCGTTGGGTATAAGTATGTTGGGATAGCGGCCCGCCAGTTCTCGCAAGTTACTTATGCCGTAGGACTCATGCCAGACTACCCATAACTTTGGGTCGTTCTCAAAGAAGGGGCGCTGCGCTTCTATCCACTCTTTACCTAGTACTTGGGAGTCAAACTCGTGGAAGGCTAGGGCGCGATCTGCGTTGTTGACGAGGAACTCTTGGTACTCAGCGGCTAGGGAAAGCAGTTCCTGTCGTGATAGCCCAGCCTTGTCCGCTTGTGCTGCCCCTGACTCAATGATGACCTGAGTCTCTGGGGTAAAGTGTTCACTAATCAGCCAAATCTTAGTCTTTGGCAACCCACGCTTACGGAGACCCCAGAAGTTGAGTCCCATCGACTCAACTTTCATACCTTCTAAGAGCGTGCGGTTAGAGCCTACCTCGGCTCCTGAAAATATGATCTTAGTCAGAGTACTCGCCAATCTTGGTATCTGGGCGTAAGCGGTCTACAGAGCGAGCAATGTTGGCTCGGTTGACTGCTTCTTCAATCTCTGCCCACGTTCGATATGGCTTAGGAGCATCGGGGCGGTTTTCGATCTTAGCGTATGACGGATGTGAGAATAGAAGAGTGGCAACACGCTGTTGTTCAAATACCCATGCACACATGGCTGGGTCTGAGTCTACATAGAACTCTACAGGTGCTTGGCTACGTAGTAACTTAAATTGACGGCGCTTAAGATCATCGCCCTCTAGGTGCACATCGTCACAGATAAGATCGTCATAGCCAATAATTCCATGACTAAATAGCCATTGCTCTGCATCGGCTTTGGTGCGTGAGGTAAGGAGAGAGACACGGTTACCGTTATTAAGAGCGTAGTAGATTGCTACTCCTGCTCTGATTGGTTCTCCTGTGTCAGAACTTAATACCCCGTCTAGTGATAGTAGTATGTTCACCGTTTATCCTTTTGCTCTGTATGTCGCCGCTCTACGAATGAGTGTCTGAGTATCTGGTAGTTCTACGCCGTAGTTCTCTTCGGCATTTCCTTCTTTGTATGCCTGAAGGTAGTCATGCATCTGGCGCAACGCTGGTACTGTTCCGTACTTCTTTCCAGCCTGCCAGCGGTAGTTATAAAAGTCAGAATAGCCTTCACCTGTCTGACTAAATGCAAACTTACGTGCTTGGTGGATGTCTTCAAACAGCGCTGAGCCTTGTGAAAGTGATGCTTGCAATCGTGACTCTGCATTTCTGCGTGCTGCATCATTCTGGGCACCATGCAAATCAGCAAGCGCCTTTGAGTAACGAGTGACAATCTCTGATGCAATATTACGATCACGCTGAGCCATTGCTTCCCATACAGGCTTGTATGGTGCGCTCTGTTGTTGTGGGTGAACGGTCCACTCGTTATGAGTAAGGTCGTATGCTGCATATGGATTAATTGATGTGATGTCTGTAGCGCCAGGATTTACATAAAAAGTAACTTCAAACCCATTCCAGTTCTCTGTCTCTGGTTGCAGGTATGTACGAAAATCTTCATTGAGCATCTGGCTAATCTCTGTATCACCAAGTCCAAGATACTCAGGGTTGGCTTTACGGAATTGGATGTAGTTAACACCAATCAACACATCAAGATCGCCTGGTTCGCGAGCAGCAGACCACTGGTATGAAACACCCGAACCTGCAATCCATACATGTGCCCAAAGATCAGCATGACGGTACTTCTCATGTAAGAAGTCAAAGAGGAGTTGCATCAACCCAGAACGAACCCAGCCCTTGAGTTGGTTGCCAGAAAAGAGACGAGGATCTAAATCCTGCTCAGGGCTAGAAAAATAGGATGTGGCTCTGCCTTCTAGACTGATAGGTTGAGCAAACCTGTCGAGACCATCAGAGCGATTCATGCCCTAAGTCTATTAGTTTTGAGTAGGTTCTATGCCTCTATCGCTTAATGCATCTATGATTTTTGCCCGTATTTCTGCACTGGGATCTGTTGGGCGGATTCCATTTAAGACCAATTTGGCAACTCGTTCAGCCAAAAGTTGGTTATCTATCTCTGAAACAAGTTCTTTACTAGATTGATAAATGTCAAAGGTGGTTGCTTGTCGAGCAACCCCTTCACCAGCAGCCTGCGAGACAGTGGTGATTGAACTGTCGTCATTAATAGTGACTGTGTAGATTGCTTGAGCCATTTACTTTCCCATCAACTTTTGCTTGCGCTGTGCTACACCGATGGCTACAGGACAAAAATCGCATAGATAGGTCTTTGGTCCTGGTGCATCAAGGTAACTTCCCATACCTTCTGCTTTTCTTTCTTTTTGCGTTTTTGGAATAAGCAAACGATCTTTTGCATGCCAATCCAAGCAACCTTCTTTGGGCTTATTGTGCTTGTTGTAGCACTCCATTGCACCTTCCATGAAGGTAGAGCGTGAGTCATAAAATGATTCATCAAACTCTGCAAGTCCTGCTGATCCTCCGCCTTTGATCTGCTTGATGATCTCTCGCTTT